TTAAAATTATCATTTATTATTTTCCATCTTGAAAGATTTTTTAATAATCTTTCATAACTTTCTAATTCTAAAGTATAATTATTTATTAAATTAATAATTATTTCTTCTATGTTTTCTTCTATAAATTTACTTATTATATTATGTATTTCTATAAAATTTCTTTCTTTTTGCAATTTATTTAATATTTCACTTGTATTTATTATTTTATTATTAATATTCTTATTAACATATCGCAAACATTCTGTTTTAAATACTAACCATAAATTTTCTTCCTCTTTATCTATTTGCTCATTAAATATTATTTTCATAAAATTATCACTTTTCATTATTTATAAATACACAAATTATTATTTATATAAATAATTTAATTTTTATTAATATAATATAATATAATATGAATATAGATAAAAATTCAAATACTCTCATCCCTAATAATTTATTGACTAAATTTACTGTCAATAACCTTATTCTTAATATTAATAAATTAAATAATTTTGATTTATCTTGTAATTTTAATATTAAACATATTAATTCATCTAATCTTACCATCAATAATACCTCCTCTATCAGTATTATTAATCATAACTATTTTGATAATTCTAAAAATATTTATTATAATAATGATTCAGAAGATAATACTTATAAAGATATTTCGGATATTTTTGATAAAGTCAAATTTAATAATGATATTCCTGATATTTCTAATATTTCTGATATTTCTAATATTTCTGATATTTCTAATATTAAAGAATTAAAAGATATAGAAATAAAAAAATCAGATATTGAAATTTTAAATAATAATTTTAATCTTGTTTTAAAAGAACTTGAAATTTTTGGTCAAAATAATTCCATCAAAATTAATAAATTATTAGAAGATAATCATAAACTAAATGAAGAAGTTATTGAACTTAAAAAAAAAATTAATTTTTTATATTCTAAAATTAATATAAAAGAAAATATAAAAGAAGAAATAAAAGAAGATATAAAAGAAGATATAAAAGAAAATAATAATAATAGTTATTGGTATTTTTGGAAAAGTTAAATAAAAATTATTCACTAAAATCAATATATTCAATTTCAAATTTATTTTTTACAAGAGTTTTAAGAGCTAAATAAGATTTTTTATTATCTATCATTATATAATCATCACCATAAGAAGTAATATATAGAATAGAAATTTCTTGATCAGCAAAAAGTTTAGAGATATTAGCAATAATACCAAATTTAGAAATATCAGAAATAGATTGATAAACACGGATAAGTTTCCATTCAGTATCATCAAAACATATTAATTCATCGGGTACATATGAGGCTTTAATATCAGTAATAATATCATTAGATGCAATAATAGAAATTTTATTATAGAATCTGGTGATAGAAAAGAATTTATTATCAGAATAAAGATATTTATCTAGAATATGTTTATATTTAGGTAAAACATCATTATAGATTTCAAGAAGGAAAACAGGTTCTTCAATAATAGATACTTTATTCATTATTAATTATATATTTAATTAAAATATATAATTAAAAAATCAATTTTTTTTAATAATTATATCGTTCAAAATAATATATAAAATTAAGATTAAATAATATAAATATAATATATATGGATTTCAGATATTTAACAGAAACAAAGGAAGAATTTAATAACTTTTTAGGTGGTATATTAGTGCCACATTTATATAATGGATTAGCTCAATTATTAGAATATTCAATAAATATGTATAATCAAATAGAAGAAAGAAGAAAAAAAAATAGTAGAATACAAAACCCAGGAATATTAAATATTTTTAAATTATGTTTAACTGATATTAAAACATTAAATAATTATGAAATTGAAAATGAATACAAAAGAATAAAAGAAAGTAGTGGTTGTGCCGAATTTTTTGATGATTTAATTAGAGCTTCCTTTAAAAGTTATATCTTATTTTTAACTTGGGACCCAAAAACCGAAACCTCAAAATTTACAGATAATAATTTTTATAATAATATACAAGTAAAAGATTTTATTCATAAATGTTATATTGAAACTTGTGAATATTTTAAAGATTATCCAGAAATATTTCTTAAAAAAAATTCAAGAAAAGAAATTAATGATATTATTAAATCTTGTATTCAAAATTCTATGAAAAAAACTCTACCATACAATAATATCATCCAAGAATATCTTAAAATAGAATTTGATAAATCTAAAGAAAATAAAAATGCTAAAGATATTCAATTTATCAAAAATATGGTCAACCAAATTATTATGGAAAATAAACATAATAGACCTAATATTGAAAATCTTGTCGTTTCTGGTGGTTCTTCTAGTCATTATCAACCTGTTTCTAATGATAAATTAGATAATTTAGAAAAATCTAATACTAATAAACAAGATGAAATTACTAATTATCCTGAATCTTCATCTAAAATTCAAGATGAAAGAATTGATATAGATGATAAAAAAATATTAGAAAGCGAATCTGGTTCTGATTCAATGGATACAGCAACTAAACAAAAAGATATAGAAGAATTTATTGAAAATAATAAAGAAGTTTCCAGTGAAAAAGTTAGTGAAAATAAATTAGTAGGAGGTAATAATAATGAAGATACATCAGATGATTTTGTGAATGATAATAAAGATATTGTTTTATCTAAATCAAATAATGAATTATCAGAAAAATCGGAAAAATCACATAAATCAAGAAAAGAAATAAATAAAAAAGAAATAAGTGAATTATTAAGAGGTGGTAATAATAAAGTGGAAGATTCTGAAATATCAAATATATCAAAAACATCAAGTTATATGCCAAATACAAATGTAAGTTTATCTGATATTAAAACAAGTAAGAAAAAAGTAAATTTAGTTAATACAAATAGAAATATGGCAGATTATAATAAATATTATAATAATTTAGTTAAAAAATAAAATAAATAAAAAAATTAAAAATAAATTTTAAAGATATTAAATAAAAAAAAATAAAAAATATATAAAATATAATATATAATGGAAAATTGTGTATATGATTATTGTAAATATTTGGTTGTAGAAAACTTTATTTTAACCACTTTATTAATCTTTAGTGTTTTATACATATTAATGAATCTAAAAGTTATAAGAGAAACTTCTAGTTTATTTAATACTAATGTTCTTACTCCTATTATGTTAACTTGTATATTTGTTTTATTATCTTATATAATTCTTACTTGGGATGATGATGAAGATATTGAATTACCAGAAATAATGCCAACTTATAGAATTGCAAATAATACCAGAAATTTAAATAATAATATTTTTAAACCTTATAGATTTAATGTTGGTGTTTAATAAATTTAAATTATAAACAGTATTAAGAGTATAAAAAAAATAAAAAATTTTTATATATTAATTTTATTATGAGTATTAAAAAAATTAATCAAAATGGTCAAACTTTACCTATTAAAGAATTTAAATTAAATAGTATGGTCGAAAATCCCGCTATTGTTCTCGTTGCTAAAAGAGGTAGTGGTAAATCTTGGGTATGTAGAAGTATCTTAAAAAATTTTAGAGATATTCCGGTAGGTGTTATTATTTCTCCAACCGAAAAAATGGCTGATCCTCCATTTTATAGTGAATTTTTACCCGATTCCTACATTCATTATGAATATAAAACCGAATTAATTGAAAAAATATTATACAGACAAACTTATATGATTGAACGTAAAAAAGAAAAAAGATCAACCGAAAATAAATTAATTGATCCTAGAGCTTTTATTCTTATGGATGATTGTCTCTCTTCTAAAGGCACTTGGGGCAAAGATAAACCTGTTATGGAATTATTATATAATGGTAGACATTATCAATTAATGTATATTTTAACTATGCAATTTCCTCTTGGTATTGAACCATCCTTAAGACTTAACTTTGATTATATATTTTTATTAGCTGATGATAATGTCAGTAATTTAAAAAGATTATACGAACATTATGCTGGTATGTTCCCTAATTTAGATGCTTTTAAACAAGTTTTTGAACAATTAACCAGAGATTTTGGTTCTATGGTTATTGTTAATAGAGGTGTAAGAAATAACTTTTTAGATAAAATTTTTTGGTTCAAAGCAGATAATAATCCAATTGGTTTTATTGGTTGTAAACAATTTATTAAAAATCACGAAGATAATTACGATCCTAAATGGCGTTTAAGAAATACTAGCTTTAATATGAATGATATTTTAGCCAAGAAAAAAGGAAATAGTATAAGAATTAATGTTGATAAAGTATAATATATTTATGAATTCTAATCTATTATATCTTTATTCTAATTCTTTTCTTTGTTGCAAAAAAAAAGATAATTTAGACAAAAAATTAACTATTTTATTTAATATTCTTGAAAATTTAGATAATTTAACTATTAAAGATAAAAATTTAATTCTATCCAGATATATCCCCCTCATCAGATATATCAGAAATAAATATATATCTTATTCTAAATATTATACTTTCTCCTCTCTCTTTATCATAATATCCAGTATTCTTATCACTCTCCTTACTCCTATCATTAATTCTAATTCTACATATCATACCATCCTTGTTTATATAATATCTATTCTTTCTTTTCTTATCTCTATTACTAATGGTCTTTCTACCTTTTTTAAATGGGATCGAAAATATATATTATTATTTAAAATATATAATAAAGTTGAACAAGAAATTTGGCTTTTTATTGAAAGTGTCGGCATTTATAAATTACAAGATAATGAAACTCATAAACATAAATTATCTCTATTTCTTAATAAAATAGAGATTTATAATAAAAGATTATCTGATAATCTCCTTGAATTAGAACTTAAAGATGATCTTAATAATTCTAATAATAATCCTAATAATAATAATATTAATAATATTAATAACACTAATACTAATTCTACAAATATTCAACCAGTAAGAAGTGATTTAGAATTTGTCCAAAGTATAACTAGTCCCGATAATAATATAAGTTTTTATGAACGAAAAAAACAAGATATTAAAATAGAAATTAATGAAGTTCTTAAAGAAGATATTAAAGAAGATATTAAAGAAGAAATTAAAGAAGAAATTAAAATATAATATTTTTATTATTTTATTATTTTATTTTTGTGAAATAAAATATTTATTTAAAACATCTTTATTTCTTTTAGCATCATCATTAATACTTTCTATCCATACAGAAGGCTGTGAAAACATTGTCTCAAATATTTCAGAAACATAAATAGGATCCATTTGTTCTTGGTCAAATGTTCTTGGTATATATTTATATATTATTTTTTGTTTACTATTATCTATTTGTTTATTCAATATATAATATATTACTACAAATATTATTCCAGCCATTATTATCATCAAAAATATACCCCGTATTATATCCATCTTATAATTATATCATATATAATATAATTATTATTTTCAAAAAATTATTATTTTTATTATTTATTTTTTATTTTTTATTTTTTCTTATGTAAATCCTTAAACATCATATCTATCTGTTTCATCTTATCACTTAAACCTTCGAGATTAGTTTTTGATACATTTAAACTTTCTTCTAGTTTCCTCTTCTCACTTCTTACTTCCTCTAATTCACTATTTTTTTGTCTTACATGTTGTTCTTGTCTTACTTGTGAAACATTTTCAGTATTTTCAGTATTTTCAGTATTTTCAGTATTTTCTTCTTGTTTAGTATAATCTATACTGTGATTTTCTAAATTACCAGTTCCTAAACCTGTTGCTTTTGGTAATGTAGATTTATCTTTTACAATTTTAGCATCTTTTGTTAATTCCTCTTTTCTCGTTTGTTCCTCTTTAGTTTCATTGTCTAAAGCATCTCTATATGATTTCATATAATCATTAAGCTGTTTCTCTCTATATACTTGATTATCTGCACTCATATTATTAGTATCTACATCAAATGGTAGCCATTTACCTACTTCACCTACAAATATATGATGAACTTTATCAACTTTTTGAAGATAAGTAGCACGCTTTTGTGCTTCTTCTACTGTAGCATAAACACCTCTTACTTTAATACCCATAATTGGAGTAGTTTTATATCTATCACGAACATTTTCGGGGAAAGAATTAGGTGTTAAAAGAGATAAACAACAATATAATTGATTTTTAATTGGTTTGTCCTCATCAAGGTAATCTTCTGACATTTTTATTAATATTACTATTTAAAATTATTTATTTAAATTATTATTAATTATTTATTGTTTTTATTATTAAATATTTATTGTTTTTATTATTAATTATTTATTTAGTATTAAGATAAACAGTAGGAAAGAGAGAGTCAGAAATAAAAAGTAGAATAGAAAGTAAGGCGATAAATGCTAATAATTCGGTGTGTTCATTAAATTCCATAGATTTAACATAAATATAAATGACATATATGATGATAATATTAAAAATAAATTTCATAGATTTATTAATTAAAGTATATTTATTATCTAATTCGTAATTCATTATATATTAAAACTTATAAAATAATTTTTAATATTAAAATTAAAAAATAAAAATTAAACACTCGGAATAAATGGCCACATTAATAATGGATCTTCACATATCTTTTTCCATATTTCATCTTGATTTCTTAATTTCTGCCTTGATTTTAATAATGGGAAACATTTTATATACTCATTTAATTCTAATAATTGACAAAATTTATGTAAAACATATGAATATGATAAAAAATTTATTCTCTCTTTTGGACAACTTTTTGCAAATGGTTCTTGTATATCATCAAACATCTTTTTAAATTTCTCTTCTATATCTCTTGATATTGTAGGTGGTGGAATTCCTGTAATTTTTGATTTTATAAATGGAATATGTTCATAATAATCATTTAATTTTAATTTTTTAAGAATTGCTTTAAATTCTTTAAGAGAAACATCATTAGCATTAAGAATACGCATTTTTTTAAATTCAACTTTAATTTTTTCAATAATATCTTCTGGAATTTCAGTAGATTCTTTAGCCTGAAATTGACTTAACCATTCACAAAAATGATTTTTTCTTTTATACGGAAATGTAGGCTTTTCTACCATCGGCTCTTTGTAATTATTATTATCATTCTCTAATAAATATATATCCACTTTTCCACAATTCGGACAAGCATAATAACCTTCTGATTGAATAAAAATATTATCTATATTACATTCAGAACAAGATCTATTAGATTTTAAATTAGTATTATAACCACAAGTAACAATTTTATAATCTTCATATAATTTAGCTTTATCAATATTTTCTACTTCAATATTACTTAAATCTTTATTTATATAATCAAAAATAGATTTTTTTTTATTATTTAATTCATTTGATTTTGTTCTTGTTCTTGTAGTTCTTTTTTCTCTTCTATTAATAATAGATTTTTCATTTAATTTTTTTAATCTATTATCAGATATATAATTTTCAATATTCATAATATCATAATTATTATCTAAACTATTATTATCTAATCTATTATTATTATCTAATCTATTATTATTATCTAAACTGTTATTAATATCTAAACTGTTATTATTATCTAATCTATTATTATTAATATCTAAACTGTTATTAATATCTAAACTGTTATTATATAAATTTTCAATAGGTGAAATTTGAATATTATTATTATTATTATTATTATTATTATTATTTGAATTTTTATATTTATCAACAAGATTATAATAATCAAATAATATATCGTGAGTTTTAGAATAATAATCTAATTCATAAGAATAATTATTAATAGAATTGATATCATCTTGAATTATATTAATTTGGTCAATAATTAAAGATCTTTGTTTTAAAAAATTATAATTTTTAGAAAGAATAGATTTTTGAGAATCCAATTTATTTAATTCAAATTTTAAAGTTTGTAATTTTTTTTGTTTTTCTGGTAATGAAGATTTTAATTTTTGGATATTTGAAATATTTTCTTGGTGAGAACTATCCAAAGTAGTAATACTATTAAGATATTTAATTTTGTCTGGCTTAAATTTAAAATTTGTATCAGCCATTAAACATATTATAATATATAGAATAATTAAAATCTTTAAAATTAATTTTAATATAGAATTATTTTTTGCGAATATTAAAAAATTTTTTTCTAATTCTATATTATATATTAATTATGGGAGGCGGTTTAATGCAATTAGTCGCTTACGGTGCACAAGATGTATATCTCACTGGTAATCCACAAATCACTTTTTTCAAAGTTGTATACAGAAGATACACCAACTTCGCCACTGAAACTGTTGAATTAACTTTCAACGGTTCTCCAGATTTTGGCAAGAAAGTTACTGTTAACATCACCAGAAATGGCGATCTTGTAACCAAAATGTATCTCCGTGTAGAACTTAACCCTGTATCTATGAATAATGTACCTGCTTCTGAAGAAGACAGAAAGAGACACTTATTTGCTTGGTCTAGAGAACTCGGTCACTTCTTAATTGACAACATCCAATTTGAAATTGGTGGTTCTCAAATTGATAAGCATTATGGACACTGGATGTCTGTCTGGCACGATCTTACCAAGAACGTCAACACTGAACCCGCTTACAGAGCTTTAGTTGGTGATGTTGAAGAATTAACTGCTTTAAGAGCACCTAATGCACAAGGTCAATTCACCCCTAACTATGTATTATATGTACCCCTTGTTTTCTGGTGCAACACTAATACTGGTTTAGCATTACCTCTTATTGCCTAAATTGTTTGGGCAAAAAAGTGATATTTTAAAAAATATTGCTAGTTATATAATAAAATTATATAGCAACATTATCAAATTGCGGGAAAA